GTCTAATTTAGATAAAGCCATTAAAAAGGGAGATATGCGTTTAGCTGGTGAGTATATGACAAAATTATATCAATTGGATATGAATGAGGGAAGAAAAGTAGCTAATACACAGATAAAGCGTGAACTATCTCTTTTAAATGCCTCATCCCTAGATAGTGCAATAAACGCACTACAACTGTATATAAATGCAGAAAAGAATTATAACAATCCAATACCATTAGAGGAACAAAGGCTATTAAGAGATTTGGAGAGTGCAAGGCTATTAATAGCTGGTAAAGAGAGTAAACAAGACATTAGCGACTATCTAACCACTAAAAAAAGGGAATATTTAGAGAGAAAAAGAACCAAGCATTTAAGAGAATTAACTCTAAAAGAACAGAAGATAAAAGAGGGATTAAAAAGTGAATGGTTGGAGTTTGATAACTACACCACAGAAAAAGAAATAAGGGCTTTTCTTTTAGCTAATCCAGATATTCCAATAGATAGAGTTTATGATGCGTTCAAAGCCCAAACAGTAGATATAGATACCACCAATATACCATTTGTTAAAAATTGGGGTAAATTTGAATTAGCACCAAGCCTACAAAATGGAAAGCTATTAATTCCTGATGATAGAGAGTTAGGGGATAACTCCATTTCTCCTTTTCTTAAGCAGTTTATCCCATCTCACAGCGATGATTTTACGCAATTTGTAATAGATAAGACAAAAGAGAATTTAAAGGCTTTAGAGGTCGCATATGGTGGGAAATTTAGCCAAATAGATAACTTTTACTTTATATTCCAAAAAACGCCACACGGCTTACAATTACAAGCTTATGGAACCCCAAAAGGGGGATTTAAAGAGGAGTTATTGGGGGTTATAAATCATAAAGAATTACAAGACTATTTGAATAATTTTAGATAATATATTGTATAATTCTAATGTCTCAAAGCAAAATAATATCTATTGTCAACCACATATATATATTCTCCCTTTTCTTATGGTTGGCAATTTCGGCAAACTTCTTTTACTCTTATTGACTTCAAGAAAAATTTTAGATATAATGTTACCGTAAAAAAAAATATTTATGAAAGGGTTAGCTATGGTAAGAAATATACCAAAAATGATAGACCAAAAAAAGCAAGAGTTGAACCAAAAATTAAAAGAGGTTAAGGCGATAAGAGAGGAAATCAAAGAATTAAAGTATAATACTCTTCCGACTAAAGAAGAGTTAGAGGAAATTTTTAAAGCTATTGAGTATGAGTATGTGGACGGAAAAAAATTTATTCAAAAACCAGCTACAAAGCTATGGAAAAAGGCAAAAGAGTTTTTTCCAGCTTTAACAGCACATGACATTAATAGAATCTTTACGATACACACCAAAACATTAAAAGTAAACGATAAAATAATTAGAGGAGTAGAATTATGATATTTAAAGAGTTTAGCCAATTAGAAAGTATAGAGTTGGTGGATTATATATCCACCCATTTTTTTAAATACGGAAAAGATTACTTAATAGTTGAGGGGGATAAACTGTTGGAACTATCTAATGTAGATAACGCAATAGATGTAGCCCTTATCTCCCTTAAAAAGCAAGGTTTTTACTTCCCACCTAAACAAGTAACCAAAGAATTAAAACTATGTTTTGACATGAACAGATTAAAAGACATTGAGTATAAAAAAGACCCTCTAATAAGAAAAGATAAGTATGAATTAGAGGGGGAAGTGTTAGTTATATACAAACCGTTTTTGAAAGATTTTGATAAGGAAGTATACACCGAAGAGGATAAATCTATACTTAAGGGGGCGTTAAGTCACTTCAATTTTATTGACGATTTTATAAAAATTGTTACATATGGGAGAATCACCACACTTAAAAACTCTTTTATCCATCTTTTAGTTGAAAGTAATTATGGAAAAAGTATGCTGATGAGTAGTTTCGAAAAGATAGATTTAACGTATGAGATAGACAATATAGGCGAAATAAGAAGAGATAATTCGATTAGTGCTGATAAAGTATCTAATTCTCTTTTTATCTTTGAGGATGAGAGTAAAGGGCTAACGGATAGCCATAAAAAGAATACTTTTAGAGTGTCCATCGCCGAAAAGTTCAAGATGAGAAAGAACGTGGATATAGGGGTTAAAGTATTGTTGAGTGCTAATAATCCTTATTTTAGTGCAAAAGACGAACAGCTATATAATAGATTAGAGTTATTTGACCTTAGAGGAAGAGGGGAGATAACAAGCAAAGAGTTTTACAAAAAATACGGTTACAATAAAATCGTAGAGGCTTTAAGTAAATATATTAAGAACTCTATAATAGAACTCTTAGAAAATTTAGAAAAGAAAGATATCTATATGTATAGCAAAAATGAGTATGAAAAATCCATTAAAAATATGAAAGATGGCACTAGAAACAAAGATGAGGTTAAGAAACCTCTAAAAGATGAAATATATGAGGCATTGATTGAAAACATAGAGTCACTCACAACACCTGAAGACATGGAAAAACAAGGGATAGTGAGAGATTCTATTATAAAGATTGCTAACAATGGGTATTTTTTAAAACGTCCAAAAAAAACACTATCAAAACTCTTAGAAATGTCATTCGATAAAAAAGAGGTTGCACATATGATAGGCTATTTCAATGAATTTATAGATAGTTCATATGTGGCTGATTTCAGAAAAAAACCCTATAAAATCGATGGTAAGAGTTCAAAAGGGGTTTTAATAAGAAAAGAAACTTTTATAGTTGAATAAAAAGGGGGAGAAAGATATGAAATGCGAGACACCAAACACTATAAGAGTGCTTATACCAAATCATAAACCACTAAGAGAACACCAAGAGGCTATCATAAACCAACTAAATAAGTTAGACCACTTATCTAAAATAACAATCTCTCTTTTAACTGGTGCTGGAAAGACTATACTATTTTTCTCTTATATGCATCAACCACATACTATTAGTAAAAGGGCTTTGTTCGTAGTGCCTCAAATCAACTTAGCACAACAAACAGCTAATAATAGGGATGTTGGATATATCCAAGGAAAAACAGTCAAAGGGGCAAATAAGCGTATAGTTGTAGCTAATGTTCATAAGTTAATGCTACTATTAAAAGCAAACCAAATAGAGTTAAACAGTTTTGATTATATATTTATAGATGAGGCACACAAACAAGAACCGAGAATAAAAAAGCTTATAGAACAAACTAATAGTAAGGTTAGATTTCTAACTGCTACTCCATATGATGGGAATGGTTGCTATAAACCTTATCTAATGGATAGGATAATAGGAGAGGAATTTAATTTTAAGTATATGATTTCTAAAGGCTATTTGGTTCCTTATAGATTTTATCAAGTAGGGGACTTGGACACTTCAGGAATAAGCAGAAATAAAGAGGGAGAATATAATGATAAAGAACTGTATGAGAGAATAAAAAACTCCAATATTGATATAGTCGAAACCTCTCTAAAGAAGATTGACAAAAGGTTTCCGACCCTCATAACAGCACAAAATATAGCACATGCCGAAGAGTTACATAAGGCTTTTAATAAAGCTGGGTTAAAGTGTGGAATAATCCACTCCAAAGTGGAAGAAGATAAAGAGTGGTTGCTAAAGGCTTTAGAGGATAGATATTATGATGCCCTAATAAGCGTTAAAATGCTTATAACAGGGGTGGATATACCAAGCATAGGTAATATAGTATTAGCCACTCGTTTCGGTTCTGTGGCTGAATTATGGCAACAATTAGGAAGAGGGGCAAGAACTGCACCAAATAAAACCCACTGCAATATTATAGACTTATTCGGAAATATAGGGGAACACGGACACCCATATGATTTTAAACCTGAAATACCAAAGAGAAAAGAGAAGAGGGCAAAAAAATTCAATTGTCCTGAATGTGGCAAAGGTAATCTAAAAACATATCATACAGAAGAGACAAAAGAGGAGATTCACAGATTTAAAAGCTGTGATAATTGTAGTTTTGAAGATGTGGAGATAATAGCAAAGGACACCGTTAAATGTAATAAATGTAAATTTATTGGTGCCGATTATAGGTTAGAGAAAAAGGGGATATATTTATGGGCTGTGTGTCCAGAATGTAATAATAGTATAGAGGTGGTAGATACCATATTACCTAAAAAATTAATCCAATATTCTAGCCTTGAACATGTAATGTTTGATATTAAAACTATAAATAATAGAGTAGGAAACCTATTAAATAATCCCCTTTTAGAGGACTTTCTCAAAGTCGCAGATAGCGAACACGTAGCATTTGTATACGATATCTTAAGCAACTACGAAAGATACACTACAAGCAGTATAAAAAAGATTGAGAACAGAATGAGGGCTTATATCTCCTCTTTTAATAAGCAAGACAAAAAGCTATTAGAAGAGTTAAACGGAGACAAAGAGGCTTTTAAACTAGCTAAAGAATGCGTAAATATTACTGGATATAGTCGCGTGTTTGCTAGAATCAGACAAATTAAAAGCAGAAAATTAAAATCTAAAATGACTACAAACTTAAAAAAGTATCTCACTTATTTAAAAAACATTTCCAAAGTGTCTTGACATAAACTAAAATTTTAGTTATAATACCCTTATCCAAATAAAATTTTTGTGAAAGGGTATTAAGATGATTTACAGTTCAGACAAAACAACATCAATTATGAGGGCTTTAAGCAAGTTCAGGGCAAAGGGCGTAGCAGTTTATGCAGAGGCAACAAGATTAATAACCAAAACAAATACTATCCAATATGCAGATAGAACAGCACTTATTCAAGCAATTCAAAAGCCACTAATTGAGTGTAAGCTAGAGGTGTCATACACAACGGAATACCATGAGGGGCAAGAGTTCGCAGTAGTAACCGTAACTCATACAACATCAGGGCAATTTATTAAGTCTTATCAAAAGCTTTTTAGTGTCGAAGTAGAAAGAAAAACCACCCAATACAAAGAGTATATGGATTATCAATCGGCTATTGAAGATATCCAGAAGCAAAAGACTTATTATTTCCGAACCATGACGCTTGACATTTTAATGATAAGTGTGATTGAGAGAGGGGAAGAGTATAAGGCACCGAAAAACCTTGAGGCTAAAAAAGAGGCTAAAGAAACAAAAGAGACTCAACCAGTAAAAGAAGAGACTCACGCTACAGTGTCACAAAAAGTAACCACAAACAAGAGACAATTAGATTTGAGGGCTATTTTAGAGTTGTATATCAGAACTGCAAATAAGGCAAATAAGGCAAATGCTAAGAGATATAGTGACTCCATAGGGGGGCATAAATGGCGAGAGGGGCATATTCAAAATGTAGATAAGGTGTTAAAGCTAGAGATGGCGTTGGTTTCGAAAGGGCTTATTTGCGACATAAAAGCGAAACAACTAAAGGGGGGTAGAAATGGTAACAGCAAGTAAAAAGAGAGGTTATAGAGTAATCTCTAAAGATTTAGAGGTGTATCCTCTAACACTTCCTTTGATTGTTGATGATATAGAAAGCTTAGAGTTCCACTATAAGAAAGAGAAAGAAGTTAAATCTCTCTTAGAGGCTAGCTTGAAAGACTTAAGAGATTATAAGGCTTTAGAAGAGATTAAAAGCCTTACTTTTAAAGTTTTGAACCTTGAACAAGGTAGTAGTGACTGGCTAGAAGTTAGACATGGGTTAGCTACTGGTTCTAATCTTCCTATTGATAATAAAGGTAATCTTATACCAACTATCAATAAATATGTGTCTAAAAAAGCCCTTGAAGTATTTCAAAATGAAATAGAGTGTGTGGAGTTAAAGCAAGAAATAAAACAAGCCCTATATATCCCATACACTAAGGCAATGGAAAGAGGGCACATATTGGAACCACTAGCAAAAGAGGAATACGTTAAGTATAGAGAGGCACAAGGCGACTTAGTAGAAGTTGAAGAGATTGGTTTTGTAAAGTCTGACACTTTGCCTTTTGGGGCTTCTCCTGATGGGGTGGCAATAGATTTATTAACATTTGAGAGGGTGAATTTAGAGATTAAAACCACCAATATAGCAAATTTTACATCTTATTTAATTGACCCTCAAAGCTTTATAGATAATCACTATAAGCAGATACAAATAGAAATGTTAGTAACTCAAACAGATAAAACTCATCTCATTTGTTATTATCCTGATTTTGATTTGATAGTTCAAGAGGTATCAATTGATTATGAGTTTATCTACAATTTTATTCAGTCTATGAAAAAGTATAGTGAGTTGCTGGAAACAGCTTTAAACGGTTTAAGAAAAGCATATAAAGGAAAGTAAATGTTACAACAAACTCTATTTTATACACCAATCAAAAGCCCTCTCATTTACAGTGGGTCAAAGTTTAGAATTATGGGGGAATTAGCAGATATTTTTAAATCTGCTGATAATTTTTATGACTTGTTCGGTGGTAGTGGAACGGTAGCTATAAACGCTTTGGAGTTAGGGTTGTATAAAAGCGTTTATATAAATGAGTTTAAATATGAGGTATTTGAATTATACCACCTTTTAGCAAAAGAAACAACTCAAAAAGAGTTAAAAGAGGTGGTAAAAGTTTTTAAACCGACAACTAAAAAGGGCTATTTAGCACTTAGAGAGGCATATAACCAAAACAAAGACCCTCTTTTTTTACTTGCTTTGCATTATCACAGTTTTTCCAATCTTATTAATTTTAATAAAAGTGATGAATTTAATGTTCCAAGTGGAAACAGAACTATATCCAAGGAGAGAGAGACTCTAATAAGACATAGTGTCCCATACTTCAAGCAACTTGTAAAGAGTAATAAAAGTTTCGATGAGGTAGAAATAAAAGAAAAATCTTTTGTGTATATAGACCCCCCATATTTTGGAACAGATGCAAAGTATAACAAAGAGTGGGATATGGAGTTAGAAAAAAGGCTACATATATTTATGGATAATCTACTAGATAGGGGTATTCCATTTGTTCTTAGTAATACAGAAAGTAATTACCCACTTATAGGGTGGGTAAATAAAAGAGGGTTAAGTGTTAGCTATCCAAATATAAAGTATTCTTTTAGAGGATACAAAACAAAAACAAAAGAAATCTTAGTAAAGGGGTATTAACTCTTTTACTATATCTTAAAGTTCGCAGAAGTGCGAAGTTTAAAAACTCCACAAATCACAATATTTAAATATCTAAAATCTAAACATTTAAGCTTTTTAATTATCTCATTGTGATATAATTATGATGTAAAAATAACAAATGAAAAGGATTAAACTATGCAAATTATTGCAAACAACCCATTAAAACTAAGTGATAAGCTATTAGAGGTATCTTTTAAAGATACAAGTATCAAAATAGATTTAGTTTCTATTTTTGCTAACGCTAAACTATCATTAGATAGTAAAGATTTGTATATAGAAGTTAATGAAATTATTAAGTCTAAACATTGTAGATTTGATAGGTTTAGAGATTGGTATAGACCAAATGAGGCAATCCAAAAATATATCAATTTTAAAAACAACAGATTTTTAATTGGGGAGGATTCTCCCCAATTAGAAAATATAAAAAAAAGGTTTCCTAAAAAGAATTGGTTTAATGATGAATGGTTAGACCAACCAACACCGTTAATTATTGTAAAAAGGGGTCGCTACGGTGGCACTTGGATACATCATGACTTATTGCTAAAGTTTTTAGCGTCTGTTGATGTATCTTTAGAAGTTGAAATATACGAAAAAATGAGTGAGATTATATCTCGAGTTCAAAGAGTAATAGTATTAAGAGAGGATACTAAAACTCTATTCCACCCCTTAACAGATACAATTAAGAATATTTGGATACCAAACCAAAAGAGTGAGAACGCTAAGAAGTGGGCTTATAAACATATATTGGATTTAGCTAATAAAAAAGCAATTGGAATGACTTCGACCCAATATAAGAAAGCATTTAATATCACAGATGAAAAAATAAAAGAAGATGGGAAAATATCTATAAGAGATTATATGAGTGATATTGAATTGGATAGAATTAAGAGAGTTGAGGAAGATATAAACGGCTTAATTAAATATGGTGGGATTATGGATATAGAGACTTTAACTAAAAGAATAATGGAGATAGGGGCATAAGATGAGTGAGACAAAAAACAAAAAGTTTAAAACAGTTATAGAACCATTAACACAAAGAGGAAAAAGTTATCTCTCTAAAAGAGGGATAAAGGATACAGACAAGCTACTTATTAAGAGTAGTTTTATGGTTAAGATTGATACTAACTTCAAGATTATGGATAGCGAGAGGGTTGCATTCCCAATCTATACACCAAACTTAAAGCTAGTTGGATATAGTGCAAGGGCTATAATAGATAACCCTAATTATCCTAAATACTTTATAGATAAAGGGATAGATAAGAATTATCACTTATTTGGTGCTGAACAATTAAAAGATAATCCATCAAAGGTTATATTGCTTGAGGGTCAAATTGATAGTATTTTAGCTAGACAAAATCTAAAAGTTCCCTCTTTGGCTGTATTAGGAAGTAGTTTATCAGTAGAACATGCTAAGCTATTAAAAAAACATGGAATTAAAAAAGTTTTATTGATTGGAGATAATGACAAAGCAGGGCGAAAATTCATGCTAGAGAGTGGAAAAGTCTTAATAGAAAACGACATATACCCTCAAATGGGGTTTTTAAGAGATAAAAGTAAAAACGATTTAGGAGACTTGAAAAGCTTTAAGTGGAAAGATATAGAGATTAAGAATTATTGGCAATACATAGCAGACACTTTTTTAAATAGAGAGAGATTCAATATCCACCAAATAGAGAGAAACTTAAAAAAGCTAGAAAATATTAGCTGGTATGGAATGGATATAAACACCTTTTTAAAAAACAAATACTTTTTGTATTCAGTTAAAATTATTGATGATGTGATGCGTAGAATAGAGGATATTTTAGTTAATATTAAAACCTCTAAAGAAAACAGAAACCCAAAGCTTAGCAATATATATCTACAAACAGAACCAAAAGATATAAAAGATAATCAGATAGATTTTTTACTCCAACTAATGGAGAGTTTACAAGATAGAAAGGAGATTTTAAATGGAAAATAAAACTTGTTATATAGGAGTAGATGTAGGTAAAAAGGGAGTAATAGCTAAACTATATCAAGATAATTCAATAGAAGTTTTCAAAATTCCCCTATTGCCAAATGAAAGATTAGATATAGGTGAGTTTTTGGAAATCATTAAGGGAGATAATGTATCAATAGCAATAGAGAAACAATTCTTGAAGCGAGAACAAGGCCATAGTTTTACCATAGGGCGAAACTATGGGGAGTTATACGCCCTATCACATATAAATCTTAAAACCTCATCATGCTTAAATAGCGTGGTAGAGGTTCAGCCAATAACATGGCAAAAAGCTTTTGCATTAGCACCAAGGGGAGTTAAAAAAACAAAGCTACACCACATTAACTATGTGCTTAACCTATACCCACAACTAAAGGGGGTGTTTTTAAATAAAAAAGGGGAAGTAGTTAAGAGTCGCCATGACTACGCAGACGCTGTCCTGATAGCCACTTGGTTAAAAAAGCGACTCATTACCCTAAAAAAAAGTAAATAGATTTGTTTTACTGAAAAGGATTTTTACTCATGCCCCCCTTTAGTTGTATAATTATAACTAACAACTACTAATAGTTACCTTTTAAAGGTAACACCTCTATATCCAATATTAGCCCCTTTTTCTTTACCTTGTCTTATTATTTCTCGGTTCAAGGAAGATATTTCATGCTTAGCTGTCCCCCTTGATATAAAATCAGATAAATATTTAATTCCAATCTCCAAGGAGTCTAAACAATCATCATGTTCAAGTTCTCCCCCTAACTCTAAATAGCTTATTTGGTAGATTAAGCTATGTTCTATTCCTATATCTTCATAAATCCTATTGCTATCTTTTATTACTCTTTCATGAAAGATAATTCTATGCTGATTAAATAGGGGTTCAAGCGTAGTAATAATTCTTTCTATCTTATTCTTGGTGTTCTTTATTCCCTCTATATGCACTCTATAATTAATTTTCTCCATAATTTTGTATAGCAAAGCCCCCACTATACCATCTCCGAAATTATCCTCAATTACTACAACTCTAACTTTGAATTTTTTACAATCTCTTATTATCTGTGTTAAATTCTCATCAGAATAGCCACCCTCTAACCCATCTACTTTATGAATAAAAAATCTACCTGAAACAGTAGAAATTACAGAATATGAGAACAAATCAGCCCCACGCCCTGATGGGTCAATAGATAAAATTGTAAAATCCGACTTTGTATCAATGCCTATATTTCTATAATAATTATAATTGTCTTCAGGTCTCATCCCTTTTATTTCTAAAACTCCACCCCTCTTATTTCCAACTACCATATTAACGAGTCCATAGTTTATTTTAAATCTAGTAATAAGAACATCATCCAAGCTAAGAGGGAATCTTTCTTTATCTGTTGGAACTCTTAGCATAAATTGCATCTCAAAAGCAGTTTTTCCCATTCCTAATCTTTTTTTCTCTATTTCCTCTAATGGGAACCTCTCGTCTACTGGTTGCCCATATAAGGAGGGATTATCTTTTAATCTTTGGTAGATATGAGGAGATAATAAGCCCCTATATGCCTCTACTTCTTGTTTGTTGCGTGGAAATAATACAGGAGTAATGATATGTTTATATTTCCTCTCCTCTCTTATTCTGTGGTATATGCTATCCATGTGGTGGCGTGTTCCTAGATAACATATAAATTGTTTTGCCCCAGCTGTTAATAGTGCTTCAAATTCTGTTGTAATCTCTAATAAATTTTGTCTTTGGTTTGCCGTTCTAGCGTTTTTCTTTGTCTCTATATCATCGGCAATGATAATATTAGCCCTTGCACTCGTAATAGTTCCAGTTATCCCAAGACTTCTAAGCGATGGGTCTTGTGCTGGTTTTGCACCTCTAACATCAAAGCTTTGTGTGGAAGTTCTCGCCCCCCCTCTTCTGTCTGGTGCAAGAAATTTAAAAAGATAGGTTTTACTCATGACCATAAAGCAAAATCTTACAAAGTTTTTTGCTTTGGTATCTGTTCCACTTACAACCAACACTTTTAAATCCCTATTTTTAGCAAGTATCCAAAGCACAAAGATAGAGGTTATTAAGGATTTTCCTAAGCCTCTAAACTGTTCTATAATTAAATACTCTTCCCTTTTATATGCTTTTTCTAAGTCTTGGGCTAAATATTTCTGTGCTGTGGTAATCTCCCCTAACCCTATCTCTCTAAACACATAATTAACACATTTAGGGAAACTAGATAGATATTCTCTTATTTCATCGTTGCCTAAATCTTTCATTTGTTGCTTTTTAATACCTCTAAAATTGGGTCTGTGTATAATAAAGCCCCTGATTTTGTCTCTAAATCAACTACCTTAAAAGCATACTCTAATCCAATCACAATAGTTTGGTTTTCTATCGTATCCCCTTTTGATAGCTGGTTATATATTAATTCAACACTTCTTTTAGCTATTAGATATAAAATCTCTTCGGTTTTAAAAGAGTATATATCTAGTGTCTTTTTATGGTCTTTACTTTTCCATAGTCTTAATCTCCTCTCTTCTCCTACAAACTCCATTTTATTAAGTAACCTTTTTACTCTGGAAAATCCAGCAGATATCAAAGCATCATCAAGCATCCTTAACTCCAATAAAGATATTAAGGTTTTTACTAGCACTAAATTTATATATCTTTTTTCCATTATTTTAACCCCCCTATTGTCGCATTCATTGCCTCGATAGCCTCTTGTTCTGTCTTTGGTTCTTTTGCGTATTCCGTTATTAGTTTACCCATAAAGAGAGGAACACTAGCTACTTGTAGTAAATTCTTATACTCTCCCCCTAAAGCCTCATGTGGTGCGTTTACTGCATTCTCCAACACTCCTAAAACTGGGAATACATTTCCTATTTTTGTTTCTCTGTTTGGATTAAATATATTATTTGCCATTTGCAATAATGCAATGTGTGGCATAGCCCCTATTACCCTTTCAATAAACACTTCATCTTTTTTCTCCTCTCTTTGGTTTATGAAGTCTCTAACTGTCAAGGCTATTGAGGTGGAAACAAACATACTTTGAAATTTCCAAATACTTTCAGCATCCATCGCGTAAATATCCCTCAATAGTAAATTATCAAAGCTTTGGATAGGAAAGCTTAACAATGTCATTAGAGACTTTAAAAGAGGGTTTCTAAGGATAAATAATGGCATATCTCCAATCTTTGGCTTACCCACATATGAGGTTTGCATACTTCTTAAAACAGTTCTGAATACTTCCCTTTCTTCATTATTCCACTTATTAAAGTTCATTGATTTGTTAGAGGATTTATTTAAGGCACTTTCTAAGATTTTCTCTTTATCAGGTGTAAGCCCCAATGTTTCTAACCTCTCTTTACTCATTCTTTTACCCTGAAAGTGCATTTTTAATCTATCTATATTCGGTTTGATGTTAAATATGTTAGATAAATCGTCTAACGCTGGTAACTGATTAAAGAAAAATGTAACCCTTTGTTGTGCTGTTAGTATTCTGTCTAAAGTATCTACCACTTTTCCACCAATTGTGAAATCTTCCATATAGTAAAGAGGGTTCTTTAGATGTTCTTTGGCTAAAATTCTATGGTAACCATAGCCTAATTCCTCGGCTACCTCTCTAACTAAATTAGAGGTCTTTTTTAGTTCTGTGTTGGCTAACTCTCTAAAAGCCCTAAAGCTTTCGCCAAAGCTACCGTTTAATAAAGCCCTTGCCCCAGCTGGTATCAATTCAGTTAATGCACTAATACCTGATAAGTGGAGTAATTGGGCTACGGTTGCTTGGCGTAATAGGTTAAAGAAGTCCCACAGCCTTTTATTCTCAATCTCTGTAACTGGTTTTCCAAGAACCATATTAACATAATCTTTTATGTCTTTTAATAGCCCAACATCTCCCCCATGTTCCTTAAATTCGTTTTCTACCCTCTTAATATAGTTTGTTATATTTGTTATTCCTTTTACTCCAAAAGCATAGTGACCAAGTGCAATATTAGAATATCTATTCATAACGCTAAAAGCGTTAGTATCTACAAAGTCCACCATTTCCAATCTCTTACCACCAACTACAAGGGGTTTAATATTAAAGTCTATTGGTATCCTAAACTTAGCCCTATTAAAAAAGTCATCAACATTTTCAACCTCGTTAGGAGTAAATAGTTCATCCTCTTTCATAGCCTTAATAAATTTATCACTCTTACCATAGGCTAGTAGTTGCTTAGCGTATTTTATCGCGTCCTTATCCTTTATAACTCTTCCATACTCTTCAAAGAATCCTCTTTTAATTGCCTCTCCATACCACTTAACAACCTCTTCTCTTTCTGCTTTTGACAATTGGGCTACAAGGTCATAAGTATTTGGATTATGGAATCTTGGGAAATAATCTTTTATCTTTCTAATACTTTTCATTCCATCAACATTAGCATCCACCATAGCTTTATATATATCATCATAAAATTTGTCAAAGGCTTTCTTAGCTTTTAGATGATGTTCTGATAGTTGGCTAAAATCTCTTTTAGTATAAGCCCTACCAATAGCACTATAAAAGTTATCTCTAAACTTCATATGTTTTAGAGGATTAAGGCTTTTAAACCCCACAGCCTTTTTATAATCATCTATAATTGGGCTTACTTTCTGAAATAGTTCAGCTTGTAATCTTGCCTTTATGGTGTCTTTTATATCTCCTACCCCCTCAACTGCACCCCTTTCTAATAAAGAGTGAAGATTATCGGTTAATATCTTTCCGATAGCTTTGGTGTATTTAAAGCCCTCATCACTAAGGCTATTTAACTTTTCAAAGTAACTCTTAGTTCCCCCAACAATTCCGAAAGTCTCCCTTATTAAATTCTTTGGTCTCTTCGCTTTCTCCTTGGTTCTGTCTAAAATATCTTTTATTCCCTTGCGATACTTATAACCA